TACAACACAAACTTAGATGCAGACATCATGGTACACAACGGAACAACTTGGAAAGGTTACGCAGAAGTTTATTCTACAACTGATCCAAATGGTCCACAATTTTCAGCAGTTGAACCAACTAAACAATCAGATGGTACAGCACTTGTAAATGATGACTTATGGATTGATACTTCAGACTTAGAAAACTATCCAAGACTTTACAGATGGAACACATCTGCAACAATTACTAATTCAACTTCGGGTGTAGCAGTAACTACTACTGGACCTGCTTTTGAATTGGTTGATAATACGGACCAAACAACTGAAAACGGTATTGTTTTTGCAGACGCTAGATATCATACTGCGGCTAACAGAACAGATAGCACATCAGCAGGCGGTGTTGGTACAGCAAGTTCAATTAAAGATCTTTTAAGTGATTCTTTCTTAGATCCAGATGCACCAAATCCTAAATTATATCCTAAATCAATGTTGTTATGGAACACAAGACGTTCAGGTTACAATGTTAAAGAATACAAAAACAGTTACATTACAACTGCGGCGTATCCAGGTTCAGGATCAACTGGATTAGGTAACATCAGATACAGTAACGAATCAGTTTCTACATACCACCCGGACAGATGGGTTTCTAAAAACTCAATCAACGCAGACGGTTCAGGTTGTTTTGGAAGAAAAGCACAAAGAAAAGTTATTACAGCACAAGTTAAATCAACAATTGATACTAACCAAGCAATTAGAGAAGACCAAAGAGGATTCAACGTTATGGCTTGCCCTGGATATCCAGAAGCAATTTCAAACTTATTGAATCTAAACGCAGACAGAGGTTACACTGGCTTTATAGTTGGAGATACTCCAATGAGATTAGAAGGTACTGCAACAGCAGTTTCTAACTGGTCAGCAAACTCGGCTGGAGCGGCAGACAACGGTGAAGACGGTCTAGTAAGTGCAAGTGAGTACTTGGGTGTGTTTTATCCATCAGGAAAAACTACTTCAAATACAGGTAAGTCAATTATTGTTCCACCATCACACATGATGATGAGAGTATTAGCGAACAACGACAATTTAGCATATCCTTGGTTTGCACCAGCAGGTACAAGAAGAGGTATTGTTGACAACGCAACAGCAGTTGGATACATTGATGCTAAAGAAGGCGAGTTCCAAACAATGGCAATATCAGAAGGTATGAGAGATTCGATGCACACATCAAAAATTAATCCACTTACTTTCTTCTCAGGCGCAGGAATTATGAACTACGGTAACTTAACTAAAGTTGCGGCAAGTTCAACTTCAGCACTTGATAGAATAAATGTTGCTAGATTAACAGTTTACTTAAGAACTCAATTAGAGAGAATTGGTAAACCGTTTATTTTTGAACCAAATGATACAATTACTAGAAACGAAATCAAACAAGCAATTGAATCATTCTTACTAGAACTAGCAGGCCAAAGAGCAGTTTATGACTTCTTAGTAGTTTGTGATAGTACTAACAACACAGCAACTAGAATAGACAGAAACGAATTGTATGTTGATATAGCAATTGAACCAGTTAAATCAGTTGAATTTATTTACATACCATTGAGAATTAAAAACACAGGAGAAATCGGAAAATTAGGGTCTTAATTTTTTGGATAAATAGGAGAGAGAAACTATGTCAATATCAACATTATCAAAATTTACAGTACCTTTAGCAAACGATCAAAGTGCTCAGTCACAAGGTCTGTTAATGCCGAAATTACAGTATCGTTTTAGAGTTATTTTGGAAAACTTTGGAGTATCAACACCTAGATCCGAACTAACAAAACAAGTTGTTGATGTTACAAGACCAGATTTATCTTTTGACCAAATTACTTTAGACGTGTACAACTCAAGAGTTTACATGGCAGGTAAACACACTTGGAACCCAATTACATTGAATTTAAGAGACGATGTAAACAATGCGGTATCTAAACTAGTTGGTGAACAGATCCAGAAACAATTTGATTTCTTTGAACAATCATCAGCGGCATCAGGTATTGATTACAAATTTACTGCAAGAACAGAAGTTCTTGATGGTGGACAAGGTGCATCAGAACCAACTGTTTTAGAAACATTTGAGTTATATGGTGCTTACATTGAATCAGTTAACTACAACACATTAGCATATAACACTTCAGATCCAGCAACTATTACGTTGAACATCAGATATGACAACGCAATACAAACACCACAAGGTACTGGAATTGGAAGTGCTGTAACAAGAACACTTGGTACACTTGCTACTGGTGGTGGACAATAAAGTTAGGAGTATAGAAAATGGCAGGTCAAACTAGAATATTTGGACTAGGAGTAACAGCAGGAACTCTTTACAGTCATGGTGCAAACGGTTTTAAACTAACTGTACAAAATGCCTCTAACTCAAACATAGATTTAAGAGCAGAAGACGACGCAGTCAACGAAGCAGTAGAAGAAATTATTGGGGAATTAAATCCTTTGATGTACTTCGTTGTTAATGACAACTCAGGTGTTATTCATTTAGTAATGGATAAAAATCACAACGCGGCGGATATTCAGCAAAGAGTAAGAAATTTAGGAACAGCAGTAGGACCAAATAACATTGATGTTACAGGTTCAGACTGTGTAGCGGCATCGTCAATAACGATTGCATAGAATTAGAGTAGCATTATAAATTACATTCGGCCTCCCGAATAAGGAAAAAGCGTCTTTATAGACGCTTTTTTTGTGACTATAAATACAAGTGTATGCCAAGTATCAATAATTTTTTAAAAGGATTCTCAGACGGCCTTCCAGGAATGAAGGATTACCGTCACGCATCTAGATTATATTTTGACGATAATTTTAAATTAGCACCTAAACACAAATATCTTTACCATGTTGTTTTTGATTGTGATTGGTCAGTTACCGGTGTGTCAAAACCCTTTTCCAATAATGAAAAATTAGAATTGAATATGTTGGTTAAAGCAATCGACTTGCCAAAATATAACATGAATGTCGATGAAAAAATTCAATATAATAAAAAAATGTATCTTGCAACAAGAATAGGATACGAGCCTGTTAGTGTAACTTTTCATGACGACAATGCTGATACTGTAAATGCATTCTGGAAAACATATTACGAACATCATATAGCAGATTCAATAACTACAAATCCTGCTATGCGTACTCAAAACAAAGACACACAATACGATGCCAAACTTACTACAACACAATTTGGTATGGATACTGCAACAAAAAGAAAGAAACCTTTTTTAAGAGGAATTGACATTTTTGTTCTACACAAACAAAGATTTACATCGTTTAGTTTAATAAATCCTGTAATTGGTTCTTGGGCACACGACACATTAGATCAAGCAGACGGTCAAGGATTATTACAAAACTCAATGCAAGTTTTTTATGAAACAGTTTTATATAACACAGGACTAGTTAAAGGTGGTGGAGTACCAGGATTTGCTAGTTTGCATTACGATAATTCACCGTCACCATTATCTGTGCTAGGTGGTGGTACAAGTTCTATATTTGGTCCTGGAGGTATTGTTGATGGTATTGGTTCTGTTATGGGCGATGTTCAAAACGGAAGAGTTGGATTAGGCACAATTCTAAAAGGTATTAACACTTACAACAATGCTAGAAAAATAAAAAATGCCAAAGGACAATTAAAAGAAGAACTTGGCGGAATAGTAAAAGACGAGATAGGAAAAATAGGAGAGTCTGCTGGAACTATTGCTAACCCAATTGGAGACTTTTCAGTAGGTAATGCGGCAACCACAGCAGTATTGGCAGGAACAACCATTGCCGCGGCAAAAGGATTAATTGACGGGAAGAATAATGATAACACAGTTGTACATAACACTACATTAAACACAGAAGTATATCTAACACCTAGTGAAAGTTTTGACATTGTTACAAACAATCCTAATATAAAAAATCAAATTGCATCAAATATGTATTACAAAGATGTTGGAAGTAGAAAAGGTTTAACAGTTGCCGAAAGTGATGTTGAGTTTGCTTCTTCGTCTGACAGTGTAAAAAATGTTTATAACAACAAAGCAACTTCAAATGTTACAAAACTTGTTAACGAAGGATATATTAAAATTGATAGAAACTCTTCTGACGTATCTATCTCAACAGAAAGTCAAGGTATATAATGGCAAATAATTTTTATTCAAATTTACCGTCTGCAGAAGAAGACAAACTAAAACAAACAATAAAAACATTAGAACACGACGACGAAAGTGCTTTTGAATTTAACGTTGGTGATTATGATACAGCGATTGCGTTTTTTGTTAAAAGAGGATTTGAACGTGCTTCAGCAGAACAACTAGCATATATTATTTTAAGACAAGCAAAAATTGATGACGTTAATCCTCAAGAAGTAATTCAAAAATTAGGAAATGCAAATCCTGTTGAATTATCCGAAGTAACACAAATGATTTTAAATTCTACTAGATATAAATCTAGTCGTTTAGGAACAAGACAGACTAAAAAAACAAAAACTTCTGTATCTAGAAATATAGTAGGATAGCATCATGGCTATGAGATTTGCAAGAGGAAAATATAGCCTCAAAAATCCAGAAAAGTATATTGGAATTAAAACACCCACCTACAGAAGCAGTTGGGAACACGCATTTATGAGATTATGCGATGAACATCCTAACGTGGCAAAGTGGGCAAGTGAATCAATAAAAATTCCTTACAGACATCCTATAACAGGAAAATTTACAATATATGTGCCAGATTTTTTTATTGTTTACATAGATAAAGATGGAAAAAAACACGCAGAATTAATTGAAGTAAAACCAGCGGCACAATCATCAATGGAAAAAGCAGGAAAGAGCAGAGGTAAGCAGATGCAAGTAGTAGTTAATACTGCAAAATGGGAGGCCGCTAACGCCTATGCTAAACAGAACAGAGTTACGTTTAGAGTGGTTTCAGAAGAACAATTATTCCACAATGGTAATCGTAAATAATTGCAATGACAAAGAAATTAGAAGACATACTCAATTTACCAAATGTTAAAGAAGCATTTACAAAAGTTGACGAAAAAGAAAAAGAGAAAGAGTCTAAAAATAACGGTACATCTGCACCTAAAAATGTAGATCCTCAAACTGCTACTGCACTTGAAAAAACATACAAAGAGTTTGATAAGATTTCTGCATCTTTGCCAGCAGTAAAAGGATTAGGTGAATTATCTGATTTAGAGTTAGACAAGTTGGCCGGAGAAGCAGAGGATTCATATAAAAATTTAATGGATTTAGGAATGAATGTTGACTCTCGTTATTCAGGACGTATATTTGAAGTAGCGAGTACTATGTTGCGTAATGCCATTGATGCTAAATCTAGCAAGATAGATAAGAAACTGAAAATGGTTGAACTACAACTGAAGAAAGCAAAACTGGACAAAGACGGTGATACAGGCCCAGAACCTGTTGAATCGGAGGGTATGATCATATCTGACCGTAACGAATTAATGAAGAAACTATTGAAAAAAGGCTAAATATTATATTATGAGCACATTCGGACAATATCTAACAGAATCAACGAAGCAATACGAGTATAGAATTAAAGTAGCAGGCGATATAGCAGACGACTTTAGTTCTCGTATGGAGCAGGCGTTGTCAAAATACGAAGTATCAAAACTTTCAGCAGGTAAAAAAACACCTATTCAAGAGCATCCATTAGATTTTCCAATGTTAAAAAATCATGAAGTACATATTTTTGATTTAACGACAAGTTATCCAGCATCTCCAAGAGAGATAAAAGAATATCTAGCAGATTATATGAGAATGTCTCCAGCAATGATCATGGTTAAACACCCTGGTGCACCTGAAGAAGAATATCAAGCACAAATGAATTCACAATCTGAATATAAAAATAAATTATTAGATATTGAAATGGGTTCAGCAAGTGATGTTAAGCCAGAAGATATGTTTGGCGACAAAGCAAACATGAGTTTGTTAAAAGAATTATTAAAAGGCAGAGAAGATAGATACCAAGTTGAAAAAGGTACAGACAACAAAACTCAAGAAACACAAAGTAAAGAGGACGCACCAAGCGATTCGCCTTTAACTAAAAGGAAATAACACTATGGAAATGATTGACGTTTTAAAAAAACTAGAAGATATAGCAAGTAGCAGTCCAGAAGTTGCAAAAGCAATTGAAAGCACAGAAGCAATGAATCCAAAAGAAGTTGACGAGAATGCTGTTCAAAGCGATAAAAGTGTATCACAAAACGATCAAGAAGTTTCAGAAGAAGTAGCAGATAAAATTAACGAATATAAAGTTGGCAGTTACAAAGATTTTTTATCTGGAAAAGGTATAGACATTTACAAACTAAAAGGCGACGAACACGTTAAGTATGCAAAAATGTACAGAGATGCAAAAGCACAATCAGATCAAGATGCAACTGCACACAAAGGATCAGAAGATCATAAAACTTATACACCATCATCAGCAAACTCTCCGGCAAAAGTAGAAGACGAAACTAACGAAGGCGGAATGAGTGACATACACATAGGCGCTCAAGAGGCACTAGGTGAATACATGGACGATGATGGAAATTTAACAGCACCAAAAAGAGATGTTGTTGCGGCACTAGTTAAAAAATCAAAAGAAGAACCTTTCCCAGCAAGTTACGAATATGAAACTGCGGCAAGAATGGCGGCGGATGATTTTGATGACAGCGGTGAAAGAAAAGCAGAAATGGAACCTGCTATGGACTCAGAGCAAGTTGCTGACGAAGGCAATGCATTTGCACAAGCAGTACAACAAGCCAAAGCATCGGGCATGAAAAAAGGCGACAAGTTTAAAGTTGGAGACGAAGAGCACACATTAAGAGATAGCGACTTTGAAGAGGTAAATACTTCTACAATGAAAACAGAAGACAAAAAATCAGTAAACGAAGCAATTCAAATATCAACAGATTCTCCAGAAGAAGCAGGAATTATGATGAAAATTTTAAAACTTGCAGGTGTACAACAAGTAACACCAGACATGATGGGACACGACCATGACAACGACGGAGAACAAGATCATTCACCGGAAGAGCATGATAGCGAAATGCCAATGGACAAAATGAGAGATATGATACAGCAATCTCAAGAAGAAGAAACTGCTGAAGAAGACTTTGCTAACAGTCCAGATGAGAAACATCAAGACACAGAGTATATGCTTAACAAACTTGCTGGTGGTTTAAACAAACCTAAACAACAAGTAAGAAAAGAATATCCTGGAGATAATCCATTAGCAGTTGAAGATACAGTTACTGAACAGGATCTAGCAAATAGTTTAAGAAGCCAATACGAAGGTTTCAAAAAATCATATCAAGAAGCGACAAAAGTTGCTGAAGCAAAACCAGACTTTTTAGATATGGACAAAGATGGCGATAAAAAAGAACCAATGAAAAAAGCCATCAAAGACAAAGAAGCAAAGTAAACCCAATAACAAATACGTTTAAATAAGCATATGAGTTTAAAAAAACTTATGGCTGATAATTCGTTTGCACTAGTGAATAACACTATGTGGATAGGAATTCCTAAGGTTGCAACATCGAGTCTGTATCCTGTTTTTAAAAATGTATCTACAACATATTACAATGACAACGAAGAATTTCTGAACAATAGTAAAAATAATAACATAAACAAACTTTGGTGTATATGGAGAGATCCATGGGAAAGATGGCTTTCTGCTGTAATACAAGATTACGAGTATAAATTTGATTTAGGCATTGTTCGTAACGGAGTTAAGCAACATAGAGACCTCACAGACAAAGAACTATCAGAACTTTATAATGAATTAACGATCGACTGGAAGTTTAGTCATTTAAATTTAAAAAACAGAAAATTTCAACACAGCGGAATTTATCTTGCAAGGTATATTACATTGTTATGGAAATTAATTAATGAAAGATTTAATTGCCAAGAAATATCATTTTATACTTTACCAAAAATTGAAATAGCAATAAAAGAAAATCTTAACATAGAATTAGATATTCCAAAATTAAATGTGTCAAATGTAGAAAATACACATAGACTTGGGGTATTGTTAAAAGAAAAAGACTTTTATGGTCATTGGAAAAATCAATATCAAGAAGATTTAAATTTAAACAAAGTTATTGATAAAAATAAAAGAAGCACTAGATTTGGTTATGATTATTGGAATAATAATATTTTATATGTCAATAAATCTAGATATAATAAAATTCCAATAGGAAAAATGCAGTAAATACAATATATGGCGTACGTATCATTAGATTCTGATCAAATAAAAAAAGCAAATAAAAAGCACAAATATACTCATGACCAAGTAATACATCTTGAAAAGTGTATGGATCCTAAGTCCGGGCCTTTGTACTTTATGAAAAAATTTATGCAGATACAACACCCAACAAAAGGATCTATTCCTTTTGAGCCATTCCCTTACCAAGAAAGATTAATCGAAAGTTATAACAAGCATAGATTTTCAATTGCTATGTTACCTAGACAAACAGGAAAGACTACCTGTGCCTCTGGTTTCCTAATTTGGTATGCTATGTTTAAACCAGATTCACAAATACTAATTGCGGCACACAAATACGCAGGAGCATCAGACATTATGTCGAGGGTGCGTTATGCTTATGAGATGTTGCCAGCATGGATAAAAGCAGGTGTAACACAGTACAACAGAAACAGTATAGAATTTGACAACGGTTCAAAAATAATGGCAACCACAACAACTGAAAACACAGGACGGGGTATGTCCTTAACATTAATATATTGTGATGAGTTTGCATTCGTACAACCACCCGACAAGGCCAAAGAGTTTTGGACATCACTGTCACCAACATTGAGTACAGGTGGTAAATGTATGATAACAAGCACACCCAACTCAGACGAAGATCAATTTGCATTAATCTGGAAAGAAGCCAATAAGAGATTTGACGATTACGGCAACGACAACACCGTAGGTACTAACGGTTTCTATGCCATGAAAGCACACTGGTCGGAACATCCTGATAGAGATGAAGCATGGGCAGAAGCAGAAAAGGCCAGAATTGGAACAGAAAGATTCAGACGAGAGCACGAATGTGAATTCTTAATATTTGATGAAACTCTTATTTCATCAACACAGTTAGTAGAAATGGAAGGCAACGAACCAATGCAAACAATGGGACAAGTTAGATGGTGGAAGAAACCAGATCCTAAAATGACTTACATGGTTGCATTAGATCCTGCTATGGGTACTGGTGGAGATTTTGCGGCGATACAAGTATTTGAATTACCTACGTTTGAGCAAGTAGGAGAATGGCATCACAACACAACTCCAATGAATCAACAAGTAAGAATATTACAAAGTATCACAAAACACATCAATGACTCAATGTTAGAGCAAGATTCATCTGCTAATCCTTCAATATTTTATTCTATGGAAAATAATACTGTAGGTGAAGCGGCACTATTAAGAGTAATGGATATCGGTGAAGAAAATATACACGGACAATTTTTATCAGAGCCAATAAGAAAAGGACACAGAAGAAAATTTAGAAGAGGATTTAATACAACAGCAAAACATAAAATTGATGCTTGTACTAAATTTAAAGAACTTATCGAAAACAACAAAATGGTTATAAACAGTAAACCATTAATATCAGAACTAAAAGATTTTGTTGCAACAGGAGTATCATTTAAAGCAAAACCAGGACAACACGATGATCTTGTTAGTGCTTGTTTAATAATGACACGTATGATGAAAGTATTAGCAGATTTTGATCCTAAAATTTTTGAGAAATGGACCAACAGAGACGGCGATTATACAGCACCAATGCCTATATTTGCCAACTTAGGAATATAACTAAATATAGTATTATGACAACAGAAGTACTATCTAACAACGTTTTTAACAAAATACGATCCAAATTTGGCGATGTACAATTAGGAGATACAGACGGAAACGTTACTGCTAATCCTAGTGAAGCAGTATTCTATGACTTTGAATACATGGAAGATTCAGACACATTTGGTAGAATGAGTATTTCACTAGCAGATGGTGAATCTATGAAAGTGTTCTATAATAGAAATTTAACTGATAAAATAGACGAAGATAGTAAAGCAGAATTTTTTAGTTTTTTAAAAGAACTAAAAGACCTTGCTGTACAGCATCAATTGAAGTTCGATGTGCGTGATATTACGAAATCTAACCTATCTAGTCAGGATTTTAAGAATCTCGCAGATGCAAATCAAACGGTAAATACTGATGAAATGTCAGAAGAGATAAAAGAAATTACTAAATTAGCAGGCGTAGAAGTGAAAGAAAGTCTACGTGGAACTACTAAAAGTTCTTATGAAAATTTAGATAAAACAAGATTAATAATCAGACACAAAGGCAAAGTTGACGAAACTGTACCTGGTGCAAGATCAAGACAAATACAATCATTGTATATTGAAAACAGTGATGGTGAAAGATACAAATATCCACTAACTCATTTAGCAGGTGCAAGAGCAATGGTTAGACACGTTGCCAACGGTGGAAAACCACATGATGATTTTGGACAACATATTATACAAACATCAGAAGATATTGCTAAACTAAATTCATTCTCAAGATATGCGGCAAATAAAGATCAACTAAATGATAACGCAAGTGACATCATTGATCAAACTAAAATGAAATTAGAAAATTTAAGACAGTATGTTAGAAACATAGGAAAACAATCACACTATGATGAAACATTTAAAAACTTTAAAACAGCAGACGAGAGAGTTTTAGATGACGAAACTAGAAACACATACAGAGAGAAATTCACATTAAAAACATTAGATGATAGAGTTGAAGAAGCACTTCCTTTAATACACAGCATTATGTCAGAATACAAAACAGATGATGAGCCAACAGATAAAGATGCAAAAGTTGAGCCACCAGTTGATCATGGAGCAATAGTACAAAGTTGGTTAACTAATCCTGACAATAAATTGGTTTTAAGAAAAGATGACACAGCAGATAAAATGTTATCTGTAACAAAATTTAATAATAAAAATACTATGTTAGGTTCAATACTTTCAGATATCGCGGCTAGAATGATGTCTAAAGGAAATGAAGAAGACAGAGTGGCAAATTTTGCTTCTAGAGTTGCAGACGAAATTGAAAAAGAAGGAACACCTTTTGCTACACACGATCAGGACTATTTAAAAAATAAAAAAATTGCAGTAATGTTAGCAAAAAGATATATCGACGATTATAAAAAAATGAAATCAGATCCTGCTTATGGTGATGAAGTGAGAGTTGATCCACAAGCATTTGCACCTAAAAAAGATAGACAAGGTAAAGCAAAAGAAACAGCAGAATTTGAAAGTTGGGTTAATAACATTGACAAAGACGAAGAAGTAAGTTCAGAAAACAGAGCATCAGGTTCTCCAGCACACGATTGCGGACCAGACTGTAAAAAATACGGTTGCCAATGTGGTACTGACGAATCAGAAGCATTCGAAGGTGAGAAATTAACTTTTGAAGACATTAAACCATATGTGTCAATGTACAGAGATAAAGAAAACAATAATAAAATGATGCATGATGTTTTAGATAAAGATGGTAATTCAGTATTCAAAACAGCAGACAGCAAAGCGGCAATGGCATTCCTTTCTAAAAACTTTGCTAAAATGAGATCAGGTGAACTTAAAGGTGAACCAAAAAAAGAAGATGCATCAGACCAAGAAATAGCAAAAGACCAAGTAGAAGCAGAGAAGATCAATACAGAAGTAGATAGAATCAAAGAACTCGCTAACCTATCATAATAAAACTTACATATTACCAATAATAGTAGTAGACAATTCATAAATATAGTAGTATATTATACGTAATGTCTGATATACACTTAGGCACATTAAAACAAACATAGGCACACAAGGAGGCTTACATTATGGCTACATTGGCTGAAATAAGAGCGAAGTTAAAAACACAAGAAGTGAATCGCTCCACTTCATCATCCGGCGGTGACAACGCAATTTACCCACATTGGAATATACAAGAAGGACAAGAAGCAGTTCTTAGGTTTTTACCTGATAAGGATACTGCTAATACGTTTTTCTGGACTGAAAGGAATATGATCAAACTACCTTTTGCAGGTATCAAAGGTCAAACAGATTCTAGACCAGTTCAGGTACAAGTACCGTGTATGGAGATGTATGGTAAAACTTGCCCAGTACTAACAGAAGTTAGACCATGGTTCAAAGACAAGAGCATGGAAGACATGGGTAGAAAATATTGGAAAAAGAAAAGTTATATTTTCCAAGGTTTTGTTACAACGAATCCCCTAAACGAAGACACTCCACCTGAGAATCCAATTCGAAGATTTATAATTGGTCCTCAAATCTTTAACATCATCAGAAGTGCGTTACTTGATCCAGAAATGGAAGAGTTACCAACTGATTCTGTTAAAGGCGTAGACTTTAGAATCACTAAAACTTCTAAAGGTGGATATGCTGACTACTCAACATCAAAATGGTCAAGAAGAGAACGTGCATTAGATGAGGCAGAGAGAGCCGCAATCGAAACACATGGTTTACATAACCTATCAGACTATAGACCTAAAGAACCAACCGAAGCAGAAGTAAAAATAATTAAAGAATTATTTGAAAAATCTGTTGATGGAGAGGCTTATGATCTTGAGAAATACGGTCAATATTTTAGACCTGCAGGAACTTCTGCACCTAGAGTATCTACACCAGTAGCAAGTGAACCGGCAACAGCGGCACCAGTAACGGCACCTGTAACAGAAGCAGTAGCACAAACTACTGTTACTCCAGAGCCAGTCGCACCAGCGCCAGGAACAAATCTTACTCCAGAGGCTACTCCAAACGGAGATAGTGCCAAAAGAGCAGAAGATATCTTGAAACTGATAAGAAGCAGACAAAGTCAATAATATAAAAAATTACCAGACCCTGATTTTCAATTGACGGTCAGGGTCTAGTATGTTAATATAAGGGATAAAGATGACAAAAGTATTCGACGCAACAAAATTTAGAAAAAGTATTACAAAATCTATACAAGGATTAGGTATAGGATTTAGCGATCCTACAGATTGGATAAGCACAGGAAATTACGCATTAAACTATTTGATGACTGGTGACTTTAACAAAGGTATACCACTAGGTAAAGTAACAGTACTTGCTGGAGAATCCGGGGCAGGTAAATCGTATATTGCTTCAGGCAATGTAATTAAAAATGCACAGGAACAAGGTATATTTGTTATATTAATTGATTCTGAAAATGCATTAGACGAAGCATGGTTACAAGCATTAAAAGTAGACACATCAGAAGATAAACTTTTAAAATTAAGTTTATCCATGGTAGATGATGTAGCAAAAACTATTTCGGAGTTTATGAAAGGCTACAAAGATCAACACGCAGACAACAAAGAAGATGCTCCAAAAGTATTATTTGTAATTGATTCGTTAGGTATGATGCTTACTCCAACAGATGTAAATCAGTTTGAAGCAGGTGAAATGAAAGGTGACTTAGGTAGAAAACCCAAGGCATTGACGGCACTTGTAAGAAACTGTGTTAATATGTTTGGTAGTTGGAATGTAGGACTTATAGCAACCAATCACACATACGCATCACAAGATATGTTTGATCCAGATGATAAAATATCAGGAGGACAAGGATTTATCTATGCATCAAGTATTGTTGTCGCAATGAAAAAATTGAAATTAAAAGAGGACGAAAAAGGCAACAAAGTTACAGATGTGAGAGGTATTAGAGCAGGTTGTAAGGTAATGAAAACAAGATATGCTAAACCGTTTGAAGCAGTACAAGTTAAAATTCCTTATGACACTGGTATGGATCCATACAGTGGATTAGTAGATCTTTTTGAAAAGAAAGGTGTATTAACACAGCAAGGAAACAGATTAAAATACGTTGATTCAAAAGGAAAGGAGCATTTAGACTTTAGAAAAGCCTGGACTGGAGATAAATTAGATATGTTGATGTCTGATTTTGATAAATTATCTACAGCAACTAATGAAACAGTTGAACAACCAAAGGAAGACTAAATGGCAGAAATGACCCACGAAGATATCGAACGTATATGGAATTCATTTTCACACTATCTACCAGAAAGAAATAAATTAGACGGAGCAGTTGACTTTATTAACACATTAAGAGATATAGGTGTTGACGATAAAGAACTTAAAGCATCATCTGACTACGATCCTAAATTAGAAGAAGCAGTTGGTAATGTATTTGAAGATGACGAAGAGGATTCATATGACGATGACGAATTGGTATACTAAAGTAAGCAAAGATATCTCACTCATTCCAGAGTGTATTAATCACTATCAAACAGAATATCAACACGCACGAAAAGAATGTTCTATTTGGGGTAATTTAGAAAAAGCATCAGCATCAATGCCTGGTGTTGTTGAACAAAGGTTTAACCAACTACAAGAAATAGAAGCAATACTAGAATATCTAAATATTGAAAAAAGAAGACTTAGATCTAAGACTTTTAAAAAGTTTTTAGAAAACTATAACAGAGCATTAACTTCACGTGATGCTGACAAGTATGTCGATGGTGAAGCAGATGTTGTAGACTTAGAAAAAATTATTAATGAATTCGCATTATTAAGAAACCAATGGTTAGGCATCACCAAAGGATTAGACCAGAAACAATGGCAAATAACAAACATTGTTAAACTCAGAGTAGCGGGGATGGAAGATGCCACAATCAAATAGAATAATATTAACAGACGTTGACGGTGTACTGTTAGAATGGGAACATCATTTTACAAAATGGATGTTGCAACGAACACTGTTCGATGAGAGAGGTGCAAGATATCACCCGCATAGATTACTTCCAGACAAACAAAACACATACGAAATGGCCGAAAGGTTTGGTGTAACCAAAGAACAAATAAGGAAAGAAATTAGAGAGTTTAATAGAAGTGCATGGATGGGTACGCAGAGACCAATGTTGGAATCACAAACATGGGTAAAATTGTTAGCGGCTGAGGGATGGACCTTTATACCAATAACATCACAGACATCTGACATACCAGCACAACAATTACGTAAGAGAAGAATGGGAGAACTGTTTGGCGATCATGTGTTTACAAACTATCATATCCTAGGCACAGGAGCAGACAAAGACGGTGCATTAGCGGAGTTTCATGATACTGGACTATATTGGGTTGAGGACAAACCTCACAACGCACTAGCAGGTCTTAAATACGGTTTAAAGCCTATATTAATCGACCACCCATACAACCGAGATTTTGAACATCCTGATATTATCCGTGTAAATAATTGGAAAGATATACACGGATTAATAGCAAGATGAAAATATACGTAGGCCACGATAGTCGTGAAGACATAGCATATCAAGTATGCGAACACTCAATTAAAAGACGTGATCCATCAGCAGAAGTTATTCCTTTAAAACAAAAACAAATGCGTGACCAAGGATTGTATACTCGTCCTGTAGACAAGTTAGCATCAACAGAATTTACATTCACAAGATTTTTTGTTCCTTATCTAAACGACTTTAAAGGTTGGGCAGTGTTCTGTGATTGCGATTTTCTTTGGAAGATTCCAAGCCATGAACTTGTAAAATATTGTGATCCATCTAAGGCAGTTGTAGTTGTACAGCATGATTACACACCCAAAGAAACAACTAAAATGGATGGTCAAACACAAACAGTGTACCCAAGAAAAAATTGGTCTAGCATGGTACTTTGGAACTGCGAACATCCTAAGAACAAAATACTAACACCAGAATTGTTAAACGAAGAGTCACCAAAATTCCTACACAGATTTAGTTGGTTAGATGACAATGAAATTGGATCTATGCCTGCAGAATACAATTGGTTAGTAGGTTGGTACAAAGAACCCAATGACGGGACTCCGAAAATATTACACTACACAGAAGGTGGACCGTGGTTTGATGGTTACCGAGACTGCGAGTATGGTGACGACTGGAAAAAAGAATTAATAAATCTTTTTAGTTCGTAATGAATATATATTCTGTATTACAAAAATTTAATCCTGCAACAGATTATTTCACTGACCCATATCCTCACATAATAATCAAAGATTGCTTACCACTAAAAACATATGAATTATTGTATGAAAACTATCCTGTACAGACAGTTAAAGATAATTTTCCAATAGTCGAAGGATCCACTTACAGAGGACTAGCAAACGATTTTATAAAATCTAAAAGAGTTGAAGCAAAACAATGCTGGTTAGACTTTTTTGAGTATCATACTTCGCAAGAGTTTTATAATCTAGTGTTACGTATGTTTAATGAAAGACGTTGGATTAAAGACGAAAAAGTAAAAGTTAGACACACAGAAGGAAACGAAGGTATAGTCACTGATACACAATTCGTAATTCATGAACCTATCACCAAAGGAACAACAAGAACACCTCACATAGATAATCCGGTAGAAATATATGCTGGTTTACTTTATATGAGGCAAAGAGGAGATAAAGCAAAAGGTGGAGATTTTGTGATATACGATACACAACCAATGAGTACTGTTGTAGAAGGAACCGGTAGACAAATAACAAACAATCACAAACTAAAAGAATACAAAACTATTCCTTATAAAGAAAATACTTTTGTAATGTTTTTAAACTCAAATAAATCTGTGCATGGTGTAACACCTAGACAAGATCCAGGACACGATAGACTGAGTATTAATATTATTGCTGAGGTTAATAACAAATCAAATCGTTTGTTTAAATTACTCGAGGTCAGAGAGTAAACGCCAAGCAGTACCGTTACGCATTTCTTCCATGGAAAAATTATTATAAGCAAGTGAACTAAACAGAGACATTCGATCTCCGTATACAGGTGTTTCAATTTTAGTCAAATCACTTTCTGATATAGGTGCCGCTCCGCACACATCTTGTTCACAAAACACCGGAACACCATTAGTGAAACTTTCAATCATTGTGTTACTGTTGTATGTTACACAGGCAAAATATTCATTCCAATCTATAGGTCCAGCACTTTTATTTGTTGGTATATCCATTTTAATCGTTGCTCCTACATGGTCTTTTGTAATGCCTGGATTGTATGGTTTGTCTCTAATAACCAGTTCTCTATCCGTGTTTTCACGCAGTATTTTAACAGTATTTTCTAGCCAGTGTGTAGCACCAAAGAAGTCTGCAATGGCGTTTGTAGGGGGCAGTATGAGGATCTTAGACCCCTTTTTATGCCATGGTTTGATGTTTTGTTTAAAGTATTGCTCATATCGGTCGTTTGGTCTTTTGAACAATTTGGTTTGACAATGTGCATTTTTTGTTATTCTTAACCAATGAGGCTTGTCATGAGCATTGGTAAAATAACCATGATCCATGAAGTAAAAATCTTTATTTTCTTTTTCGCACCATTTGTATACCTCACCTGATCCTGCAAGTATTCCATACATTATTAAAGTTTCGTTTGGTAACTCATTTAATTCTCTCCAATGAAACATCTTAAATGATCCCGGGGTACCTTGCACAAAAGCATCAACATATCTTTGAGTTCTTGGTTTAGTTGTGTGTATACCTGCTATCATTTATATTCCTTAATGAATGTTTTAAGTACATCAACATCTGCATTAAGATGTCTTTCTCGTATTTTGCTCCATACATAATCATCTCTAAAATTAATATCTAAATGTTTCCTGACTTGTTTTCCTGTATCATCAAATACCTTTTTTGCTTTGATTGTAACGTTTGGGAAAAATAAACATCTGTTAAGTTTCCTGGAAACTTTTTGTGTATATGTATCTACGTACCAATGCCAAAAGAAAGGAGGTACAAAATATCCTAATGTGTCTATCCAATTTTTGTGTACTAAAAAATGTGGAGAAGAAAAAGGAATATCTCCTATTAGTGTTGGCTTTGTTGCTTGTAATAATTTTTTAGGTTTATTTTTTTCTTTTCCGTCATATGGAATAGCCATTAAAATTTTATCTGGATAATCATTAAATCCGTCAGTCATAATCTTATCCCAGTGTTGGGTTTTAAATTGTATATCGTCGCCTGCTAAAAATACATAATCAAATTTAGCCTTCTCTGCCATCAAGTTCCAACTGTAACAAGTAGATCTATTAGGACCTACTGTGTAGTGTTTTTTATCAATGGTGTCTTTATATTCTTGTAACGTAGGGTCGTCGTCATTGAGATAAATTAAAAATTCTATATCTCCTGCGGCGGTATCATACGCAGTATCTATCATTCTTTTTGCTAGTTCAGGTCTGCCTCGCGATGGACAACTGATAGAAATCATATTAATTTATTCTTCCAAGTATCTGGAGTGTGTTC